AGCCGGTAATTCAGTAAACTTCATCAGTCCTCCTCCGGTCTGGGTTGGAATCTATGGGAGCTTGTGTATTTCATCTCTTGATTGATGAAGTTCATTAACGACAACAGATCTCCCTGGAGCCGCTCTAACTTTTTTTCGAGGGTTTTAACCGACTCCTCCTTTAAGGTGATTCTTAAGATAATCTGATCGTTTGATGCCTTGTTCTCAATGGCAATCTGGTTGATCCTAGCGTTCACCTCGGATATGGCTTGTTTGAGGCCCGACAGGAAAAATGAGACGGTGACGGTGGTGGCAATCACTGAAAACAGGATGCCCCCCACCATAAGCAAACCCGGCTCAACGCTCACCATCGACGACTGAGGCTGGGTTTGTGCCAAAATTAAGGTGGATTTGTTCATTGGTAATTGCCTCCTGTCTCTTATCGTAACCTCGACCCCACTGCCCTAAATGAAAATTATTCTGTAACCTACAAAAAACAATATGGCGATCTACGACCGCTTACCTGGAGAAACAGTAAAAGCCTACGATGCGTTTTGTGCCTATCGTGACATGGGTGTAGAACGCTCCCTCCGAGACCTTGGAGAGCAGTTAAACAAAGCCACAACGGTTGTGGCACGGTGGTCAGTGAAGTACAACTGGATGGAGAGGGTGTCCGCCTGGGATACAGACCAGGACTACCTTATGCAAAAAGAGGCGATAAAATCCCGCCAAAAAGAGTACAGAGAACAACTGAGCGAATTTCGCAGGAATCATCTCCAAGTTGGTAAGGCCGCATTCAAGTCCTCGGCTACCTGCGTCAAACAAATTATGGATTTCATGGAGAAAAATGAGTCCATTCTCACCCTCGATGATGCCAACAAGGCGGCCAATATCGTCCGGTCATTAATGCCTGTAGCCGACCTCTGGGCCAAGGCCCTGGCGGTTGACAAACTCCTAGAGCGTCTGCAAAACGAGGATGGCTAGGGGCTATACTGATTCGACCCTATCCAGGGCCTTTGATGACCTGTTCACCATCCAGGGCCATGAGGAACGACAACAACAGGCCCATGCTCCCCAATTCCCCAAGGCTGAAGACATCGAGCGCACTGTGCGGGAAGACCTCCACCTCCCCCACCAAAAGGAATTTTTAGACGATGTGAGCCACCGCATTCTTGGACTGGTGGCAGGGTTCGGGGCCGGGAAGACTCGATGCCTGGTGGGCAAGGCCGTGTTACTGGCTATAGCTAACCCAGGCTGTTTGGGGTTGGTGCTAGAGCCTAACAACACCATGATCCGCACCCTGATCGTCCCAGAGATGACTAACCGCTTTCAGGATTGGGGTGTGGCCTATGAGCTAAAACTGTCTCCACTGCCCGAAGTAAAGCTGTATTTCGATGGCTTTACCTCGACCCTATACCTCCGTTCCTTTGAGAACTGGAACCGGATCCGGGGAGACAACGCCGCTTTTGCCCTAGTGGATGAAATCGACACCGCCGATAAGGGGAGCGCAGACAAGGCCTGGAATCTGATCCAGGGCCGTATCCGTACAGGCAAGGTGAGACAGATTGGCGTGGTGTCCACTCCCGAGGGATTTGGTCTGTTGTACAACATCTTTGTCACCAATGAGGCTGAAGACCGGCGGCTCATCCGGGCAAAGACGACGGACAATTATTTTCTGCCCCCTGATTATGTTGAATCTCTGAGGGCCAACTATCCCTCTGAACTAATCGAAGCGTACATTAACGGGGAGTTTGTAAACCTTAATACCAGTGCGGTCTATCCCGACTTTAGCCGTACCCTCAACCACTCTGACCGGGTGGCCCTGGCAGATGATCAATTGTACCTTGGGATGGATTTCAACATTGGCAAGATGTCAAGCGTCGTCTTTATCAAAAGTGGAATGTGGCCTGTGGCGGTGGATGAGTTCACTAAGTTAAGGGACACCGCCGCCATGATCGCCGCTATCAAACAGCGGTACCCTGAGCATTTCCGCCAGGGCAAAATCTGGGTCTATCCCGATGCTTCCGGCTCGGCCTCCCATACCAATGCCAGCAAGTCAGACATCGAGCTTTTGAGGGAAGCAAGACTGAAGGTGAACGCACCTAAGTCCAATCCACCTATCCGAGACCGCATCTTGACTGTTAATACCTTGATTCTCAATGCGGCCGGGGAGCGTCGATTCATGGTCAATACCACCAAGTGCCCCCAGTTACTCAAAACCCTAGAGCAACAGGCTTATGACGATAAGGAAATGCCCGATAAGTCCAATGGCTTAGACCATTTGGGGGATGCGATGGGATATTTCCTCCACAGGGAGTACAGTTTTATCCACCAAAGAGCAGGAAGTGGGACAAAAGTTATGCTCTATTAGGTATAATGTTAAAGCCCCCGCAGTGCTGGTAACACTCGGAGGCGCGGTCAACCTGTATGAGAGGTCAACATGCCTAAGCTTAAAACAAGGGCGCAGTTTATTCAAGATGCCCAGTTAGTCCACGGTGACAAGTACGATTATTCTCTTAGTGAATACGTCAATAACAAGACAAAGGTAAAAATAATTTGTCCAGAGCATGGCGTGTTTGAGCAAAGGCCAAACTGTCATTTGATGGGACAAGCGTGTTCGGTATGTAGTGGCAACAAGCAATTAAACACAAAAGAGTTTATCCAAAAAGCTAAACGGTTACATGGAGATAAGTATGATTATTCTCTGTGCATATATGTTGATGCTCACAAAAAGGTAAAAATTATTTGCCCAACTCACGGAATGTTTGAGCAAAAGCCTAATTCTCATTTGATGGGACAAGGGTGTTCTGTGTGTGGTGGCAAAAAGCAATTAACCACAAAAGAGTTTGTAAAAAAATCTAAGCAGGTACATGGCGAAAGCTATGATTATTCTGTGTCTCACTACGTTAATAGCGCCACAAAAGTAAAAATCATTTGTCCAATCCATGGAGTTTTTGAGCAAGTACCAAGCAGTCACTTGAGTGGGCATGGGTGTGCGGCTTGTAGCGGTAAAAAGCGATTAAACACAAAAGAATTTGTCCAAAAAGCCAAGCAGGTTCACGGTGAAAAGTACAATTATTCCAAGTGTGTATATATCCGCGCACTATCAAAAGTAAAAATCATTTGCCCAACTCACGGAGTCTTTGAGCAAAAGGCTACTGCTCATTTGAGGGGACATGGGTGTACCGGATGTGCTGGGATAAAATCTCCGACCACGGAAGAGTTTATAGAGAGGGTTAATAAAATCCATGCCAAAAAGTACGACTACTCAGAATGTACATACATCAACGACAGAACAAAAATAAAAATTATTTGTCCAACCCACGGAGCTTTTGAGCAGGCACCGAATAGCCATTTAATGGGGCAGGGGTGTCCATCGTGTGCTCAATATGGATTTGATCCAACAAAGCCTGGGCTACTTTACTTCCTTAAGTTTGAAAAGCCATTTGCTTCATTTTGGAAGATTGGCATAACCAATAAAACAATCAAAAAAAGGTTCGGTAGCGATCATGCTTTCATTACCTCCAAATATACATGGGTGTTAGACATAGGGCGTTATGCGCACCAGATAGAGCAGTCGGTGTTAAAGGAATTTAGAGAATACAGGTTTGACGATAGCTTTCTGTTTTCTTTGCTTAGCATTTCTGGCGACACAGAATGCTTTATTCCGAGTATGCCCCACCAAAAAGTAGTTGATTTTATTGAATCAAAAGTGAGGTCATACCAAACGACGTAAGTGTTCGCTGTTTGCTATAGCCTACACTGGACATAGTGACCAATCCCCATCCGTGCCACCATGAGCCAAGATTTGTATTACAACCAGTTTGAACGTGCCCCTTATCTAACGAGGGCGGTTGCGGTTACAAAACCGGAAGACCCGTGCTGGGCCTACTTGAATATGTCCAAGCACTGGAAGCTGATCGATTCTTTGCGCGGGGGAACCCATGCGATGAGACAACAAAGGCAAACCTTCCTCCCTCAAGAGCCGCGAGAGGGGGACAGTGCATATGAATCACGTCTAAACCGTTCAGTCCTCTCCCCTTACCTAGTCCGTCTCCAGCAGTTGATTACCGGGCTGGTGCTAAGGAAAGAAGTGTCCCTAGACGATGTGAGCGACACCTTTCTTCAGCACGCATATAATATTAACCTTTTGGGAGATAATCTTCAGGTCTTCACCAAGAAGCTATTAGAGTGCGCTGTCTATTACGGTCATGCGGGCGTTTTGGTGGATATGCCTACCGAGGATCAACCCCTGCTCACTCTGGCGGAAGAGAAGACCGCCAACCGCAGGCCTTATTGGGTTTTGTACGAGCCGAAGGACATCTTGGGTTGGCGTTCCACCATCAAGGGAGGAGCGGAGCAACTAACCCAGGTACGGTTAAGGGAGTCCATTACTGAGCCTGATGGCGAATTTGGCGAAAAATTCTTGTACAGGATTCGGGTACTAGAGCCGGGGAAATGGCGGCTTTATACCCAGGTGGAGGAGGGTGGAGACTACCGCCTATCTGATGAGGGTACAACGTCTCTAGAGTACATCCCCTTCTCAATCTGCTACGCCGATAAGGTGAGGGTGCTAGAATCCCGTCCGCCCCTCTTGGATGTGGCTTACCTGAATTTGAAGCACTATCAGGTACAAAGTGACCTGGATTGGATGCTCCATATCTCAGCAGTGCCCATGCTGGCTTTCTTCGGCTTTCCTAATACGGTGGACGAGGTTTCCGTCGGGCCAAACGAGGCCATCAATTTCCCCTCTGATGGCAAGGCTCAATACATCGAGCCGGGAGGTGCTTCCTTCAGTGCCCAGGCTGAGAGACTAGCCAAAATCGAGCATGAGATTAACTCCCTATCG